ACTGAATAGACAAACGCCGCAACCATCAGTGGAATCAACTCCAGTTGAAACTGAAACAGTCAATCTTGGGTTGTTGAGATTGGAAGATCTCACTGAATAACCATCGCGCATCATGACATAGCAGGAATACAAGTGTGAACATCTCGGCAGAAATCATCCTTGGAATCGTGACAGCGTTGGGCGGTCTATTGTCTGGAGCTGTGGCCAAAATGTGGCTTTGGTTCACAGGCGAGTTGAAAGAATGCAAAGAAGACCGTAAGGCCCTTCATAGTCGTGTAGAGGACCTGCATTCAACAATCACGGAAATATCTACAGCTGTCGGACGATTACAGGGCAATAAGGCGGATCAATAAGGCATCGGACTTCGATTCCGCTGCTGTCAGATTTACAGGGTTTTAGGGATTTTCCATGACCAGTCACGCAACACAATCCAGCATTCAAATGTCGGCTCCCGGCGTGCTGGGACGTGCTGCGTCTGGTAAGGGGTTCTCGAAGATCCTAACGGCAGCGGAGATCCGGGCAGCGGCTGGACTTGCGACGACTGATTCGCCGTCGTTTGTCGCAATCAGCCAGACCGGCACAGGTGCAATGACACTGCCACGCGGCACGACTGCTGAGCGTCCGACCGGCAGCGTGTCTGCGATGCGGTGGAATACGACGACTTCGCGGCATGAGTTTTGGACGGGGGCGGCATGGGACAATCACGTGAGATTGTCCGGGGACACGATGACAGGGGCGTTGAGCCTCGGGGCAAATGCGTTGACGTGTGGAGCGATAACAGCTCTAAGCGTCATAAACACATCAGGATTAACAATCGGCGGACACGGCACGCGACGCCTTTTAATGGACTCTGACGGATCGTCATATTTTGATTCTACTGCGAGTGGTATTCGGCTGCGGTTCAATGGGTCGAATCGTGTCGTTGTCGGTTCTGTAACCCAAATTACGAATGGTTTGAGCATAGTAGATGCTTCTGAGGCGGCTGGGGGTGCATTAACCTGCGGTGCCATTACGTCCAGCGGAAACCTGATCCTGCGCAACGGCCTAACCCCGATGCAGGCCGACATCTTCGGCACCATCAGCGGCACGTCTTGGGAATCCCTCTGCCTCAAAGCCACCGCAACGGCTCACCAAATCGGCTCGACGGTTGGCACTGGTGGCGGGACGAACCGGCCTGTGCAGTTGGGGCATTTTAGCTCAGCGGGGGCGTTTACTGAATCATTAACAATTAGTCCTACAGGGCTAGCGACGTTTGCTTCATCGGTCGGACTTGGAGGCACACCAAACTCAGCAGTCGCATTTCATTCACAGTCGACTCTTACGCGTCAGTTTTTGTTCAATCGTGTTGAAATCGGAGTTGCGACAACAGATGGCACATATTTTTCGTGCGGAGGAAGCGGTGAGTTTACAATTCTCAACCAAGAAAATTCCACGTTTCGCATCGGAACAAACAACGCCATCGTGATGACACTGTCTGGAGTGACTACGCTATTCGCAGGGCAACTCACTCACGTTCCACCGTCGTCAGTCACGCTGACAACTAACAACCAATTCTCAATCGAAATGACTTCCAACACTGCCGGAAACCTAGTCTATCGCGGATCAGACGGCACGACTCGCCGCATGGCTCTTACGTTTGTTTAAGGATCGAAATCAATGCCGTTCGAAGTACCACCGCCAGTGTTCGATCCGCACATGCACGCGACGAACAAAATTCTGCGGGCGAATCAGCTTGAACAATTGATTCTTCAGCAATTTATTTCGTCGTACGAAGCGTTCTGGGGAGTGTCTGGAAGCGACGTTACAACGGAAGTTGACGGGGAACCTGTCACCGCATTTGTCGGTGGTGGCTCAATCTACTCTGTGCAGGAGATTCAGTCGGTGATTGACGCGATGCCGATGAGCACAGCGATCGACATTCTGACTGATGCGGCTCAACTGGTCGCCTTTATTGATGCAGCGTATCCGGGTGTTCTACCAGATCGTTACAAACACGCTGCGTTTGAGTACACGATTGGAGCGTCCGGAATCACGTTTACAAATCTCGCAGCAGCATGGATCGCACCGCAGGAATGACACCAGAAGCCAAAAAACAAGCCACGGAACTGATTAAGATCGGATGTGCAACTCTCTGCCAGGGCAAGGGATGGCAGGAGATCCAGCACATCAACGAGACTGGAGCAGCGGTGATTGCTGCAATCAATGCAGTGCCGACGCCTGACGACACGCCACCAGCGAAACCGACTCGGAAGAAATCATAATGCCCACCGTCAAAGTATTTGCACCACAGCTATCCGGGACGACAGGGCTTGCCTTGTGGTTGCGGAAAACGTCGGATCAGTCCTTGGTCAATGCCGGTGGTGATGCATTGACTGAAATTGAAGATGTGGACGAAAACCCGACTGGTTGGTTCAGTGCAACAGTCGCGGAAACGTGGACTGAAAGACTCTCAGCAGCGGTAATTGATGCCGATGGACTTGTACCCCAATCAGGATGGTTGGGAGTTGGGGAAACGGTCGTTGCGGACGTGCTGACGGGGGCAGCGGAACTGGACTCCGCTACCATTCAGGAGATCGCCGACGCTGTTGGTAGTCCATCGGTGACAGTGCTTCCTGCGGTTGGGATCGTCGCCAATCGAAGTGCAGGAGTAACGTTGCTGCCTGTTGTCGGTGAGACGATCAGCCAGGCAATCACTGTTTACCAGTCAGACGGTACAACGGCCGTTGACTTGAGCGGGAAGACGCTTGCAGTGATTTTCGAGACGCTAAGCGGTGCAGACGTTGCTGTTGTAAGTGCGGCAAACATTTCCATTGGTGGTGTAGATGACAATGTTGTGACGTTTGCTTATCCGTCAGCAGTGACTGCCAGTGAGCGTACATTGCGATTTGCATTGCGAGATGCGACATCACCATCGACGATGTATTTGCAAGGTTTATGCAGTGTGGTTCGAGCACCACAGGTTGACACATGAGGTTAAGGCTATGCCCATGTGGTGTTGTACTTGATGCAAAGTGCAGTGCTTGTAATAAGTGCGGACGAGGTAAGCAGCGACAACGGCAAGGCACAACAGAGGCAGGCTATGGATGGGATTGGCAACAGTTACAGCAGCGATTTATTAAAGAGCATCCGCTCTGTGCAGAATGTGCAAAGCAAGACAAGGCAACAGCGGCAGAAGAAGTACATCACATTATTCCAATCGCCGATGCACCATGGTTGCGGCTCGAATGGAACAATTTAATGTCATTGTGTGTGCCTTGTCACAGGTCGATAGACGAGGCAAGACGACAGACCGGGGGGCGGTCTTAATGTTGAGAATGAACGGCCCCTGATATCCCTGTTTCGCGCACGCATGCATCTCCAAAATTGAGGTTTTCCAAAATGACACGAGGCAGAAAGCCACTGGCACAAGAAGTAAAGGAGGCAACCGGCGCATTTCGTCGCCATCCTGAGCGACGCGCGAAGTCAGCACCGCGGGCTGACGGTCAAGCTCCAGACATGCCAAGTTGGTTTGGTAAAGTCGAGACAGAAAAATGGAACGAGCTGAGTGCAGATCTGAAAACAAACGGCGTTCTCTCATCAGACACGCGAGAAATTTTGGTCGCCTATTGCACTGCCTATGCAAAGTGGATGGAAGCACGGGCCAAGGTCAAAAAGACGGGGCTGGCAATTGAAGGAGTCGACAAGGAAGGCAATGTTACGATCACAAAAAATGCCTACGTCGCAGAGATGCACAAGTTCCGCGAGCAACTCAACAAGCTGCTGCCAGAACTGGGCCTGACTCCTGCAAGTCGGCAGAAGCTGACGAGCCTAAAACTTGACGATGAGAAAGAAGATCCGTTTGCCAAGATCATGGCACGAATGGGGAGAGGATGAAAAAGCACGAAGCACACAAGGCAATCGACAAGTACGTCAAAGACGTGCTGAGCGGTCGCATTGTGTCTTGCGTTTCGCACAAGGCCGCAATTCAGCGGTACGTTGATGATCTGGAACGGCAGAACAGCCCGGAGTTCCCTTATTACTTTTCGCTGGACGTGGCGTCGGCTCACTGCGATTTTTTCCCGGAAGTTTTGAAACACTCGATCGGCAAAAGCTCAGGACTGCCGTTCAATCTTGAGCCTTGGCAATTGTTTGGCATCTGGAACATCTTCGGCTGGAAGCGATGCGAGGATCGCAGCCGCAGATTTCGCCGCGTTTTCTGGACGATGGCTCGCAAAAATGGCAAGTCAACACTGGGATCTGGCATTGCAATCGACGGCGGCATGGCAGACGTAAATCCATTTACTGGCAGACCGGAGGATGTCGCGGAAATCGTTCTCTGTGCGACAAAAAAAGAGCAGGCACAGAAAGTGATGTATGCGGAAATCGAACGCATGCGGAGCCAGTCAGAGCACGTCAAAGCGTTGTCGACACCGATCAATAAGCAAATCACGTTCAGCCACAACAAGGGGTACATTCACTGCGTCGGAAGTGACAAGCCATTTGACGGATTAAATCCTCACATGGTGCTGATGGACGAAAAACACGCATGGCGGGAACATCATCGAAAATTTTATGACACAATGATGACTGGATCCGGCAACAGATCGCAGCCTTTAATTATCGATTTTACGACGGCTGGCGACGACACAAGCCAGCTCTGGCAGGAGGATTACGACTACGCGACGGGCGTGGCTCGCGGCGAGTTCAAGGACGAATCGTATTTTTCCTACATCTTTGAACTGGATGATCAAGACGATCCGCTCGACGAAAGGCTTTGGCCGAAAGCAAATCCCAATCTAGGTGTTTCCATCGGGCTGGAGTTTCTTCGCGAGGCTGCGGCAAAGGCAAAAACCTCACCAGTCGAGCTGAACAGATTCACCCGCTATCACTGCAATCGCAAGGTATCAGCCTGCGAGCGTTTTATTCTTCCGGCCGATTGGGACGCAATGGCCGATTCCCTTTCATCGTGGCGACATGCGGACGCGATCACAGCAGGAATCGACCTTGGCGGCCGTGATGACTTGGCATCGTTTGGTGTCGTCGCTCGCTTTCCAGTCGATGAAGACGAGGAAGGGAAAACAATCTGGCGTTACGAAGGATTCACGCGGTCTTTCATTGTCGACGAAACAAAACGCGACTTGAAGAAACAGCCGTGGGCCGGATGGATCGCAAGCGGCGAACTGACCGTTGTGCGGTACGTTGTCGCGGCGTTGCGTGATGAGTTTCTCAAGGTTGCAGACGAGATTGGAATTCGCGCCGTGGCTTATGACCCATATAACGCGGCGCAATTGGGTGATGAGCTGTCACAAGCAGGCCTTGAAGTCATTAAAATGCCGCAGAACTGCTACCAGTTCCACGAGCCGATGCAGGAACTTACCGCAGCGATTCGCGAAAATAGGTTTACGCCGGAAAAGACCGACAACATCTTGCGTTGGTGTGCATTGAACATGATGACAACCAGCAACGCACAGGGTAAGATGATGCCGGATAAGCGGAATTCGAGCGAGAAAATAGACGCTGCCGTCGCTTTGTTGATGGGCATTAGATTAGCAATGTTGGCTCCATCGCGTCCGACAGGTTCATTATTCATCGTTTGAAGGCCCAAATATGGAACTGTTTCGACGATTTTTGACACGAATTGGCTCCGGCTTGGGCGCTTTCTTTGGTACTTCGCCAGAGTTTAGCACGTCTAAGCTAACGCCTCGCCGCGCTATTGAATATGCGCCTGTTTGGTATGCCGTCAACAAAATTGCCGGACACTTTTCGCAGTTACCGATTAACTGCCATCGTCGACTTGAGCGAGGCAGCAGCATTGAGCGGTCTCATCCTGGACACAAGATCGTTCACACGAGGCCAAACGATTATCAGACCGCTCCAGAGTGGAAAATGTTTGGTGCGCCGAGTTTGCTGCTGTACGGCAACTGGCGATGCGTGGTTGAGCGCGAAGGCGGCAGGCCGGTTGCCTTGTGGCCAATGCTGCCAGACCGCTCAAGCTCGGAATGGTACGAGGGAAAGCGATGGCACGGAACCGTTTTGTGTCAGCACGAACCCTTGGCGAAAAAACTCGGCGTCACATCTGACAGCCAGACCGTTTGGTTTCCGGATGAAGACGTGTTTTTCGTGCATGGGTTGAGCTTCAATGGAATAGCAGGCCTCAACGCGGCAGCGGTGATGAGCAACAGTCTTGACGCTGGGCTGTCGGCAGAGGATCAGGTGCGAAATCTTGCCAAAAAAGGATTTAGCGGTTCGCTGATTCTTGAAGCGCCTACTGCAATGTTTCGTAACGAAGAGGAAGCAAAAAAATTTCTGACTATGTTCCGTGAAGCTCACGACGGTGCGGAAAACAGCGGTAAGACGGCGATGCTTCGCGAAGGCATCAAGGCCAATATGGTGTCAATGAGCGGCAAGGATTCGCAGTGGATTGAGCAACGACTGTTCCAGCGGCAAGAGGCTGCAATGTGGTTTTGCCTTGAAGAGATTCTTGGCGACGATTCCTCAGTTTCTTACAACAGCCTTGCAGAAAAGCACTTGGCGTATTTAACGAATTGTCTCAATCGCTGGCTTGTGCACATCGAGGCTGCTTGCAATCGGTCGCTGCTGACAGAGCGCCAGTTGACCAGCGAGACGCATTATTTCAAATTCAATACCAACGCCCTGATGCGAATGGATCCGCTTAAACAGGCGGAATATCTCACGAAGCTGATCGCGGCAACAGTAATGAGCCCGAACGAAGCCCGCGAAAAATTGGAAATGAATCCATATGATGGCGGCGACGAATACAAGAATCCCGCGATTACTGTGGATCAGCCAGCACAGGAGCCAGAGGACACGCCGGAAGATCCGGAGCCGGAAGACGATCCAGAGACAGAGGCCATTCAGCGCCGTGCGGTCGTGTCTCGTTTGCGTCCGCTTTTGGCAATTGAACAACAGCGTGTCACGGCGGCAATGAAAACAAAATCGCCAGTCGCGGCAGTCGAAAAGTTCTATGCAAAATGGCAAGACACTCTTGCCAGCGTTTGCGTGGAACTTGGTGGAACTTCTGATGCCGCGGCCGAACACTGCAAGGCGTCGCAAGATGCCTTGATTGAACTGATGACTAAGACAGCAGCAAAGGCACTGCCAGACGCTGTCGGTGAACTGACTGCGTCGTGGGGCGAACGCGTTGAAGAATTGACTGACAGCATACTTGGAGCGACAGTATGACGTGGGGATTTGTGGCCGACCGGCCAGAGTTTGAATGGCTCACCGAAAAGTCAGGCGGCTGGCAGTTTGGAGAGCAAGGCATTCTAGTTGCGTTGGCAAACGCGATCAACCAGCCGGGCCAGTGCGTCGAGATTGGGGCGGGAGATGGTGAGCAACTGCCGTTGACGATTGAGCCGTTTTACAACTATGGCCTTGATTGCGTGTTGTACGAAAAAGATTCAGAGTCTTTGAAAAAACTGCACGACAAATTTCCAAAAGCAAATCTTCGAGCGGCGTTCTGTTTGAACACGAGTTGCCACTTAAGTGACAATTTAATGCTGTGCGTGATCGATGTTGACAGCATTGACAGCGTTATCATGGAACAGGTTTTGACTTACGAGAAACCAGCAATCCTAATGGTTGAGCACTTTGATAAGTGCCACGAAAGAAACACAGACATCAATCAGCGTGTTCCGGAGTGGCTGCTTGGAGTGCGTTTTGATGGCGGGTTTTCTGTGCAGGACAACGCCGAAACACTGAAAACTCTTGCAGAGCAGCACAATTACACCCGACTCGGGACGACACGAGTCAATTCTATTTTCGTCCATGACTCCCTTGTCGAAAAGGTCGCAAAACATGTATCAGTCTGATTTGGAAACCGGCGAAATCTTTCTTTACGACGCAATTGGCTCCTCTTTTTGGGGCATGATTGATGCGGCAACGGTTTTGCCAGACCTTGCAAAGATGAGCGGCCGTCGTATTACTCTGCGGATTTCATCCCCAGGCGGAAGCGTTGACGAAGGGCGAGCAATTTTTAACGCACTCAAGCGGCATCAGGGCGGCGTTGACGTTGTTGTCGATTCTTCAGCCTATTCAATTGCCAGTTACATCGCAATGGCTGGGGATCGCGTCGTCATGGCAAAAAACGCCATGATGATGGTTCACAATCCGTGGACGATGGCGATGGGTAGTGCTGCGGAATTGCGAAAGACGGCCGACGTTCTCGACAAGTATCGCGATTCGATTCTTGACGCCTACACTGAGCGGACTGGCAAGGATCGCAAAAAGATCAAGGCAATTCTTGACGCAGAAACGTGGTACACAGCACAGGAAGCGGTTGACGCTGGTTTTGCTACGGAGGTCGGTGATATAGTTGTCGACGCTCCGAAGTTTGCAAAGGCTATGTATGGCAGCAAGCCGGAAGGCCAAAAGACAAACGAGCCAACGGCAGGAAGCAGAACGCCTGCTAATATGCCATCGCGTGAAATTCGGTTGCAGCAGATTAAGGCTATGTTTGGCCGGTAAGGATTCAACCAATGGTAAAGAATGAAAACGCTGATCTGTTTCAGATGCTTCGAAATGCCGTTCCAGAAATTCCTGAGAAAACCACAAGGCTCGTTTTGACGCTTGAGCACGGTTCTTGCCCAGTCATTGAATGCCAGTTTTTAGTTAAGGCAAACATTGGCTTCGAAACACATGAGCAAAAATATAAACTAACACCTATTGACGGCACGCTTGTTGTGCGTTAACGTCATGTGCACGCGGGGAGTCATCCCGCACCGAACACATATTTTTCTGAGCAACTCGTTAGCGGCCGGAAAAGTCAAAGCGAAACCACTTCGCCGACTTTTTGCGCCGCTTTTTTCATGGCCTGAGTCGGCATCACAACGACTCAAGGAACCGTGAAAATGATTTGGAATTTGAAAGTAATTCGCGAGCAGATCGACGAGGAACTTGGCAAAGTTGATGCCATCGTCGCACTCGCAAAGGAAGAAAACCGCGATTTGTCGGCAGAAGAAACTGCCGAAATTGATCGCATTCAGGGTACTGACGACAAGCCTGGCGTTCTGCAAAAACTGTACGCCGACGAAAAGCGTGCCGCTCGCATGTCGCAGAATTCAGCCGCACGAGTTCGCTCGATTGGCTCAATCGAAGTCGGTGGCCAAGGCGGTAGTACAGCACTTGCAACAGCCGAGCCGCCTCGGGTGCTTGTTCCAGCAACTGCCAAGCGTCACGGCACAGTCAAGCACTTTAAAGGTCCAGACGCAGAGGCAAACGCCTATCTGACCGGCCGCTTCTTGATGGCTGCCATCGGCAACGATGACAAGTCAAAAATGTGGTTGAAAGATCATGGCGTGTCGATGCAGCACAGCAGCGACGACAACAGCAAGGGCGGTTATCTTGTGCCCGAAGTGTTGGAAAACGCTCTGATTGACCTGAAGGAAGAATTTGGCATGTTCCGGCGATATGCCATGAACTGGCCAATGACTTCTGACGTGTCGCTGGTGCCTCGTCGTGTGTCTGGATTCACCACGTACTTTGTGGGCCAGAATGACACTATCACGGCGTCAACCACTGCACTCGATCAGGTGCGATTGGAGGCCAAGAAACTGGCTGCATTGACGCAGTATTCCAGTGAACTGAATGAAGATTCCATCATTTCAGTGGCCGATTACTACGCTCGTGAATTTGCCTACGCATTGGCGGTGCGCGAAGACCAGTGCGGATTCCTCGGCGATGCTACCAGCACATACGGCGGCATCACTGGCATTGCAAACGCACTGAATGCCGGCTCAATCGTCACAGCAACCGGCATTACAGCGTTGGCAAACCTGACCATCGCGACGTTTCAGGAAGCGGTTGGCAAGCTGCCCGAATTCCCAGGCATCCAGCCAGCATGGTACGTCCACAAAGCTGTTTACCATGCCTCAATGGGTCGCCTACAGATGGCAGCTGGTGGAAACACTGTGCAGGATCTTGGCAGCGGTCCAGTTCTGCAGTTCCTTGGTTATCCAGTCCGCTTCATCCAGACCTTGCCATCGACTGCCGGCACCGGAACTAAGATTGCCTACTTCGGCGATCTCGCAATGGCCGCAACAATGGGCACACGTCGCGGTGTAACTCTGCGAGCTGACGAATCGTTGTACTTTGCTCAGGACGCCTTGGCGTTGCGAGTGACAGAACGATTCGACATCAACGTTCACGAACGCGGAACTGCTTCTGCGGCTGGCCCACTGCTAATGATCCAGATGGGCTAAAATCTGAGCCACTCGTCGCTCCGGGTGGACCCGGCCGGAACGCTGGCTTGCTGGCGTTCCGGTCTTTCAAAAACCAATCGCACACATTTTTATAAGGTAATCACATGAAACCAAATCAGAGAACACAGGCAGTCATTGCACTGTCAGCACAGACGGCAGCCGCGACGGCAACCGTGGCAGGCTCGATTGTGGATTTAAAGGATGTTGACTACGCGACAATCATCCTGACTACTTCTGTCGCGGCCAACACAAACGCGGCTCCTGTCGTCGTCAAGATTCAGGAATCCGACACGACCACAACCAGCGACTTCACAGACATCAGCACCAGCACGATGCAGTTGTCTGTGACCCTGTCAACGGCGACTGGCCGAGACGCGAAGTTCCACATTAACAACGACGGCACGCGAAAGCGGTACATTCGTTTGTTTGCGACTCCTGGAACACACACAACCAACAGCGTTGTTGCGTTGGCTGCAGTCGCCGAATTGACGATGGACACGATGCCATCAGGCACAACCGGCCAAGCTGATTTTGTCGCAATTGGCTGATCACTTATAAACACCCGGAGCAAACGAGTGACCACATCAATCAAAGTGTGCGGCATGATGACCTCGCCGCGGTATGTAAATTGTTTTTGTCGTGACTACATCGACGCGGCTTTTGTCGCGGCAAAGATTCCTTTGCAGGATTCGCAAGGCGTGTTTTACGGCCAATGTATGCAGCGAATGTTGCAACATGCGGTCGAAAAAGGCGTCGACATTGCGGTGATTTGTGACGGCGATTCCCTGTTCACATCCGCCGACATCATGCGGCTTTTGGAAACACTGGAAGCAAATCCGCACATCGACGCACTGGCATCCATGCAGATCAGGCGTGGAAACAAGACGATGCTAGCGAGCATCAAAGGACAATCGACGGCAGAGGTCAGAGGCGAGCCGCTTCAAGTGTCAACAGCACACTTTGGGCTGACGGCACTTGATCTCAGAAAACTGAAAGATGTGCCAAAGCCGTGGTTTTGGTCAAAGCCGGATGAAAATGGTGAATGGGGCGACCTTCGAATCGATGACGACATCTGGTTTTGGAAGCAGTGGGAAGCGGCTGGAAACACCGTGTATCTGGATCCGCAAACGCGAATTGGGCACATGGAAGAAATGGTTGTGATGGTCGATCCTGTTTCATACGAGGCCGTCCACGCATACCCGAACGATTGGATCGACTCATGCAGGTAGAACTGACACAAGACTGGCGAGGCTATCGCGCTGGGGCTCGTTTTGCACTGGATGTACTTGGCGGAGGTGTCTTTGATGTTTTGCAGCGGAACAACATGGCAAGACTACTATCCGGAACGGGCGACGCGGGAGAAGGATCAGGAAATCCGCCACACCATCCGAGTCGTGACGCCACCAACGAGCGAGCCGGTGACAATCGCGGAAGCCAAAGCGCAGCTCAGCATCGGAGCAAGCGACGATAGCCATGATATTGAACTGGCCTCAATGATCGCAGCGGCCCGAGAAGAATGGGAGCGTGATACTTCAATTGCTTTGATCACTCGCACGCTCGAACATCGCCTGCCAAAGTTTTTGGACGTTGTTGGATTGTCTGTGCGTCCCGCAATCGCCGTGTCGTCAGTCAAATACATGGACGAAAACGGAACTGAGCAAACCGTCGCGTCATCGAATTATTATCTTGACGGTGATGAGGTGCGATTCCTCAAAACGTTTGTTGCACCAACGACACAAGAGCGAAGTGAAGCTGTCCGGATCACGTACACGGCAGGTTACGGCAGCGATTCACGGGCGTGTCCGGAACTTGATCGGATGGCAATCAAATTGAGCCTCGCCAATCGATTTGAAGACCGCGACATGATTGCCGCATCTGGCGAGCGGCTTGCTTACGAAAGATTGGTAGCAAAGAAAATGAGGGCAAGTTACCCATGACGTTTCGCCCTGAACGCAAATTCCGCCTAGGCAAAATGCGGCACCGAATCACAGTCAGCGTGGAAGGCACGACGCAGGACGCGGCAGGCCAGCCAGTTGTCACGCTCACAACGTGGCTTGTTGATGAGCCGGCGGCGTTCGAGCCAACGACAGGCGGTGAAGGGGCACGAGGGCGACAAGTGGAGGCCGGAATCAGTGCCATATTCACAGTTCGTTATCGACCTGGCTACACACCAGAGATGGCCGTTGACCTTAACGGCGAGCGGTACTGGATTGTTCACGTTAAGCCAGTTCAGGGCATGGATCGGTATCGAGAACTTTACTGCAAATCGGTGGTGGTCTGATGGCTCGCGTATCCGTTGGAATGGAATTGATTGGCGGCGATAAGCTGATTGCAGAGCTGCAGAAGTTTGCACTGGAAGTGCAAAACACTGTTGCTCAGCAAGCCATCGACGCTGGCACAAAGCCAGTTTTGACGGCGATGATTGCTAACACTCCAGAAAGCGACGGATCTAGACAGCAGCAATCGGCAAAAACAAGACGCAGATGGTCAGGGGCGAAAAAACTCAAAACAACTATCAAGGCAGTCGTGCGGCGAAAAATGAAGTACGGCACTGTCAACGGGGCTGTTGGACTTGTCGGTCCGTCTTACAGCGACGGCGGCGGGCATGGCAATCTGTTTTCCAAGGATCACAAACGAAAAGTGCTGTGGGGCCGTGATGCTGGCACGATTCGTCAGGTTAATCAGTTTGTGAAAAGAACGGCCGACGAAACAAAATCAGCGGCGTCTGCGGCTGTCACGTCAGCACTTAAGGCAGGAATTGAAGCGGCTGCGAATCGGATGGCAAAGTAATGGCGGATCTTGGCAGTGCAGTTAGGGGATATCTTGCGGCAAACAGCGGCGTGGCTGCGCTGGTGTCGACTCGCATCTTCCCTGACGTATTGCCACAAGGGTACACGATCAGAACGGGCGGCGCGTTGACGTACTCAATCATCAGCACTACACACGATCACCTGATTAACGGATTGGCGGGCATCGCTCGCAGTCGAGTTGAGTTTACAGCGTTTGCTTCGACACGAGCAGGCGCAAACCTGATTGCAGAGGCAGTCAGAACGAGCAGTCTACAGGGTTACACCGGAGCAATGGGCGGGGTGTTTATTGAATCTGTGATGATCACCGAGGGAATCCAAACACTGGATGAGCGGCCAACGGATGGATCACAGGAGCATAGATACCTGACGATTTTCGACTACATGATTGCATATCAGGAGAGCTACTAAATGCCCACAGGAACACGATTCAAGACCGGCAACTCTGCAACGATCACTCTGGCCGGAACGCTCACAACTGGCGTCACGACGGCATGGGTCGGCAATATCAAATCCATCAATCCTGGCGAATGGACAATTGGCGAGCGTGCCGTGGACCTGTTGCTCGACACTGGATTTATGCGAGTTGACCCGCACGATCTCGCAGTGCCCAACGAAGTCAGCGGCGTAAATCTGTTTTCGCCGACTGTGGGCGTCCCAACTGTCAACGGGAATGTTGCTCTAGCGACAATCACATTGCCGCAGGTTTCGACGGCTACGTCTGGCGTGACTCGCGCAAACATCGCAGGCAGTGCGTTTTTCAGTCGCGTCGCGTTTCCGCAGCTCGTCAACAACGAAACCATGGAAAGCGAATTCACGCTCAAAATGACCGGCGAATCGTTGGCATTCACAAGAGAGACTTGAAGTGCAAATTGAACTCAAAGATCACATTGGCACATCGACCACTGGGCAGCTTGTTGACTTCAGTCAATGGATTGTCATGTGCGACGGAACGCACGTCGGCTACCTCGGAAAGTACGAGGGTGCCTGGCTGGCGTGTATTGTGTTCATGGACGAACCGACGAAAGCCGAGTTGATCGAAGCTGTCAGCAATGCGGCACGTCTGCAAATTGGCGGGGCTGCATTGCCTGTTGATCCTGATTTGATTCCTGATGACGAGGACGAGCAAGAATGACACTAACGAGAGCGACGTTAGGCCGGCTGACAAAACGAGCTACAAAGGATATCGAAATCTGCGGGCACAAAGTGCGTCTTCAGCGGCCGACGCCGTTGGAGCATTCGCAGTACCAGATGTCTTTGGTCGACAATGAAGGAAAGTGGCAGGCGAAAAACCTGAGCGATGCCATTTTGCTACTTGTGGCTCGGATGTGGATTGACGAGGAAGGCGAGCGGCTGTTTAAGGACAGTGAAACAAAGCAGCTCGGATCTCTTGATCTGCAGTTTTATCAGGCTTTGTCAGAAGAGTGTCAGCAGTTCGCAAATCGCAGCGAGGCACCACAAGTGCTGGGGGAGTCCGCAGAAACCACCGTCTCCGGTTTGCCTGTCGAGTCTGCTTAGAACTCGGAATCGACAATCCGGAAACGTGGTTGGATTCTATTTCTGATCGGGTGTTTGATTTGTGGTGGGCTTATTACCAGTGTGAACCGTTTGGATCGCATTGGGAGCAAACAGCAAACCTTGCCTCAATGATGCACGCCAACACGGCAATGCTGGCGGCATCACGAGGCGTCAAAACGGAAACGTTCGGCGTCATCGATTTTATGCCTCGCGACTCGATGAAATGGCAGAAACGGACCAAGGTCAAAACGGGCGGCATCAAGAATAAGCAAGTTCAGTCGCAAATTATTAAGCAGGCGTTTGGCTTTACATGACAACGATCACCGCACTCAATGTCCGTCTCGGCATGGACGCCAGCAACTTTTCTGCAGGTGCGGATCTTGCGCGAACAGAGGTCAATCGAGTTGCGGCAATTATGCGGCAATCGGTCCCGCCTGCGGAAAAGTTTAAGCAGGAACTCGACCTGCTGAACAAAGCGTTTTCCGAATCTGGAAAGCAATCCGCACAGTACGCGAACGCTGTTGAGATGCTCAACAAAAAGCATCAGCAAGGCCAGTATTCGACTGAGGCGATTGCAAAAGCTCAGGCAGAAACAGCGCGGACTGCAGCCCTTGCAGCGGAAGCAACACGAAAACAAAAAGAAGAAACAGCAAGGCTCGCTGAAATTGAAAAGCAACGCCAAGCTGTTTTAGAAAAAGGCCGGCAGATTACTCAGTCGCTCGAAACCGCGCAAGAGGCGTATTTTCGAAAGATCAATGAATCAAAAGAATTGCTGCGATCTGGCGCGATCTCACAGGAAACACACAACAGAGCCGTTGAGCGAGCCAACAAGGCTATGCTGGATTCCATCGCTTCAAGCCCTGCCGCGATTGCTGCTGCCAAACGACTAAAAGAAGAAAAAGACCGGCAGGCAGAAGCGGAAAAAAAACATCAAGCAGTAATGGAAAAGGGCAAGCAGCTCACACAGTCCGTAGAAAAAGCACAGGAGTCCCACAACCGCCGCATTAGTGAATACCGTCAACTATTGCGCGCAGGTGCCATTGATCAGGAAACATTCCGCAGGGCTGTTGAGCGGTCAAACAAAACGCTCAAGGAAACTCAGAACAGCACCAACAGTGCCTTGACTGCAATTAAGGGCATGGCTGCAGCTTATTTGAGTTTCCAGACTGTTACAAAAGCAATCAATCTGGCATCACAGGTTGAAGATGCAACAATTGCCTTTGAGGTGCTCACAGGATCTGCAGCGGATGGCCAGTTGCTGTTCGAGCAGATCCGAAAGTTTGCTGCTGAATCACCGATCACGTTTAGCGGCGCGGCCGACGCTGCTAAGACAATGATGAGTTTCGGCGTCGCTGCGAAAGATGTCGAACAAAACCTGCAAATGTTGTCCGATGCAACAGGCGGAAACAATGAGCGTTTCAAGATGCTCGCTTTGGCGTTCTCGCAAACATCTGCAGCCGGAAGGCTGATGGGGCAAGATGTTCTGCAAATGATCAATGCTGGGTTCAACCCGCTGCAGCAAATCAGCAAGACAACTGGCGAAAGCCTGATTGAGCTAAAAAAGCGAATGGAGGACGGCGGCATTTCGTCTCAGGAAGTTCGCCAGGCATTTGAAGACGCAACCGGCGCTGGCGGCTTGTTTGACGGAATGACAGATCGGCTGGCTCAGACCGTCAGCGGCAAACTTAATATCGCTCTAAGCGATTTGGAACAGAAACTTGCAGCCGCAGGCGAGGCACTGGGGCCGCTGGTCATTCAGTTGCTTGATGCATCAGAAGACCTGAAGCCATTGATGGATCAAGCCATCACACTGATTGGGCTGTTTGCAAAGGGCATGGCGTTTACCATGGCCCTGATGCAAGATTTTGAAAAAATGAAACAGGGCGAGTTCGGATTTGAAAAAACTAACGAGTTTCTTGACCGTGTCGAGGAACGAGAAAGAAAGCTCGAAGCTGATAAGCGAATGGCCCTGAACGACGAGTTTCAGCAAAAAGTGGCAGGCGTCAACGAAGTCGCAAGAGCTGAACGACAGGCCGCAAAAGATCTGGCAGCCGCAAGAGCCAAAGCCATTGAAGACCAGAAAAAAGCCATGGAAGACGCGTGGAAGCAGCAGCAAAAAAACATCGAAAAAGAGCGAGATGCAAGACTCAAGGCGATCGAGGACGCAAAGAAAGCACAGGCACAAGCCGCGAAGCAGGCAGAAGAACAATTTCAGCGTGACTTGGAAGGTGCTCGCAAAGCAGCCATTGACTTCTTTGCCAAGCGCGAAGAAGAGCAGATGCAGCGACGCAAAGACGTTGCGGCCGGTCCTGGGGCTGGGATGGAAGTTGGATCCGCAGAGGCGGCAAAGTTTGCGGCTGATCAGGTCAACCAGCGGATTGGCATTGAGGCGGTGCCGGAAAAGCCGACTCCGGGCGATGTCATGATTGCATGGAAAGCGGAGCAGCTTTTCAAAGAGCAGGCAGCAGCAAACGCAAAGCACGATCGGCAAATTCAGATTATGGATGACCTCTTGCGAGAGGCCAGAGAAAACGGTTTTCGGAGGATTCGCTAATGGCTGATTTGAGTGGAATTACAGCAGTAAGGCCAACAGCATCAACACAGTTGCGAGTTGTGCAATATGGCGGAACAGTGTCAGTCGGCCAGCCAGTCGCGCAAAGCTCCAGCAAGTACGTCGCTGCGGATGCTAACGCATCGTCAGAACTTGCCGCGGCTGAAGGTATCGCGATGACACCTGGCGTCGCTGACGGTTATGGAGTGGTTGCGTTTTCTGGTGCAATCATTCTTGTCGGCACGACAATGACGGTCGGAGAAACGTATTTGGTTTCTGATACTGCTGGCGGCATTATGCCGAATGCCGATCGGTCGACCGGCGATTGGGTGACGCGGCTTGGAACAGCAGCGACGACGACTCAGTTGAATTTATCTGTGCAGGCGACCGGGGTGCAGGTGCCATAATGCCAGCAACAATCCTCGGTGAACGCAGTGAAGCACGATCCTCAGTGCGATCATCCGGCGGAATTCCCGTGCTGGATGAGGCGTATCACTACCTCGTGCGCACGACGAATGTCGCTGAGGATCGCTTGACTGTATTGTCAGCACCAGGGCTCCCGCAGGTTGGAGCAACAGTCTCTTCTAACGGCGCGGCAATTTGCAGAAGCGTAGACGCCGTAAGGCGACCAGAGCAGCGCACACTGTGGGACGTGACAGCGACATTTTCCAGCGAAGTAGACGAGCGACAAACCACGCAAGCGGTGAGTGGTGATCCGACGTTGTGGGTGCCAATTTACGAAACCAAGTTTGAGCGCTTTCAGGAAATCTTGACGGAAGACGTTGACGGCGATGCTATTGCTAACAGTGCCGGCCAGCCATTTGAAACGGGAATTCTACGGTCAAGGTTTATTTTGATTTGGGAATTTTATCAATTTGAGGCTGCGACGATTACTGACGAACAAGTGCTAGACCGCAACGAAATCGTCAATCTTGAAATCTTTAAAGGCAAGGCCGTCAATACTCTGCTTTGCACAGTGATGTCCTCAGTGGTTGGCTTTTACTACGGCGCACGACGGCGGCTTACTCGTTACGCAATTCGGTACAATTCAAAAACGTGGAAACACAAGCGGCTGGATGTCGGGACAGCGTATCTGTCTGACAACAAACACAAGCCATATCTTGACGACAATGGAAACGTGATTCTTGGCGGGCTCAATGGAGCAGGTGGCAAGGTGCCAGTCGGAGACAAGCCAGCTATTTTAGAGTTCGACCAATACCCACAGGTTGCATTTGCTGACTTCCTGAGAGTTTGAAATGGCAAACGAACGCACTTACGGTTTTCGAGAAGATGACGCCGAGGCGTTGCTGCAAGCCATTGACACCCGTCAGCAGGCGTTCACAGAGATTGCCAAACGTCCAGAGTCGCGGCAATTCGTTGTCATTCTGGACGCCGTTCTGCCTGCGGCCTCGCATGCACTCACCGGAGCATCGAGTTGTCTCGCGACGGTTTGCGAGTGGGACACGACCGAAGAAGAATACACAGAAACCGCTCAGCAGATCACCGTTTGGAATCATGCCGAAGCCGTAAGCCATGTTGCCAACACGTTTGGCTATGCTCGATGGATTGACGCTCACTGGCATTTCTTTGGCGACTGCGATCCTATGGCGGCAAGGTAATACAATGCTGATGCAATTGTCTTGCGGATGTTGTGAACTGTCAGCCGTGACAATCAAAGGCATGGACAAAGCTGACGGCGCAACAATTTGGGAATTCGGCCCTGGCTCGTTCTGGCGACATCACTACGGATCTGACGCAATCAGCGGCATCGTCCCAGATCTTTCCGCAACGCTCAATCGATACGTGCTTGCCGCAAACACTGGCTCAACATGGCAATCGGCCGGCGATAGAGCCGCCGGATTGAGCGCAAACGCAGCGGAATGTTTGACACTGCACAAACTTGACAGCCTTGACGGCACAACAATTGAGTCTGCCGCATTGGAAGGAATGTTCGTTGCGTCAATTTCAGCTAATGGCTCGTTTGCCATGTTTAACGGCCTAGACATTAACGAAACAGCCGCGTTGAGCGGTGGCGATTATGTAATCGCAGGCCGACGTGTTCCTGTGGTGGAATTTGAAGACTTTACGAGCAACACGGCAAACAAAGATTACGTTCTTTACGGCCACAACCAGAGAACTGGCAACGTCTACTTTCGCACGCGCACATCATCCGAAATCGTCACTCTGCCTTACAACGCATCAGCAAGTGCCGTAGCGGCTGCGTTTGCCGCAACGGCTGATTGCACATCTGCCACCGCAACAGGCGGGCCATGGCCACTAGCAAAGATCAACCTGTCATGCACGTGGAGCGTTGCTGGTGGCGACATCTCAGCAATTCGCATTGACAGCACAGCAACGGCGACAACGCCTGGCACTGGCACCAGTTTCTACAAATGGGACGGATCGGTCTGGAATCTACTCAATGATTCATGCACGACTGGATCGCCTCAGCCGCCATCGTTTCCCGGCACGGTCCTAGACGAAGAAGCACCAGGAACGTGTCAAATCACAGGCACTGGAACTGTACCAACAGAAGGCGCAGCAACGACCTACAGCACCAGCACAGGGGAGATTCTTAACACGGTTGGCAGAATCTTTGGAGCATCAACCAGCATCACCGCACAGAAACTGATTGCTGCCGGAGCTTCAGTGCCGACAGTAACAGTAAATGCCAATGAAAACATTTTTCACATGGTGTCCGGACCAAGTGACACGCTCGGCATTATTGGAACTGGATTCAGATACATCGAAGCGTGGACGCCGGGGACGACATGGTCGAACAACTGGCAAAAGTTCGCCAACGCTATTGGAGGTGCGGCATTTAGCAGCCCCCGACTCAACCTGCTCGGCAGCTATTCAGTGGAGCAGGGCAAACTGCTTGTCAACTTTCAAAACAGGCTTTACGCTGGAACCTACAAAGCTGCCGCACACATCGACATGACCAGCGGCACGGTTACTGAGCTTGCCAATGCTTCATACAGCATCAGCACGGTGAACCTAAACAATACAGGCGAAACATATTTGCTCGAAAATGACTCATCAAAAAAAATCGAGTACCCTCAAGGATTTCGCAATCAGTTCAACCAGCGAGTCTATCTGTTTGGCGTAGATACAAACGTGGATGGCGACGAGTTTTTTCTTGGACGAAATTTTCATATTGGCACAGACGCAACCAACATTTATGGCACTGCGATTGTGCACAACAACACTCCGCAATTCCGCTACGAGTATTATGGAACAACGACAACAACCACAAACAGCCGACCGTATTTTTGGAGGTTTCGCACGGTCCCAGGCAGTCGGTTCACGAACGCCACAGAGTTCCGTTTGCGGTTTACAGGCGGCGTTACTGCGTGGCTTGCATGGACAGCGACTCTTGCAGAAATAAAAACGGCCATTTTGGGTGTTTACCCAGAAAACACTGAAGGCGTCGTGTCAAATGCTACTCTTCCATGGGCCTCAACAGCAGCAATTTTGCCGCTGGACAATGATTATGTTTCGCATCTCGAACGCGGGCTTGAAATTGAGTTCAGAGGCTTTGCAAATCCTGCCGGAGCTGCCGCAGGGTATATCACTCCAAGTCATTTGACCGGCGGCCGAATCACCATCGAGACGCGAAACGCCGTTGCATACAACCCAGCCGGAATTGTGGCGTGGAGCCGATCAGGCGGTTCTGTTGCGTGGAGTCGCACATGGGGCGTTCCTCTTGGCGGTGGAACGGAATTGCAGTACCCACAATACGCATGGAGCCGCGGCGATTTTGTCTACGCCTACGGCCAGCAAGTCGAGAATGATCTCTAACGCACCATCACAGGATCCAAATGCACAATCTGTCCCTCTTCACCGAGTTTGCCGGGCATCACAAACACTTCCCACTGCGGCGAGTATTGCACAATTGTGTACGGCACTTTCGGCGAGCCTTTAGCGGTGGGTTCGTCTTCTTTGGACTCGACAATGCGAATGACAGTACACTTCAGCATGTCCTTTTTCCGCTCGATCTGGCAAGCGGAAAACGTGATAACGGCAGTGCCAACCATGACGAACACGAACAAAAACACGTCTTGAAGCTTCATAGTGTGTAGGCCCTCCAGAGACCCAGGGTTTCATAATCATCGCAGTAAGTCAAGCGAAAATCATTTATGATCGGCGGCAGCGGATAAAAAGCGAGGCCGATCAGCGAAGCTGTGGGACAGACCGTGGGGCTACCTCACGGTCTGGCTTCGTTTCCGGACCTATAAAATATCACACACTCAGTCGGAGATATGTCTAGACGGTCGCCGTCGAAACTATTTTAGAAAAACTTTCTGATTTTGTTTGACTACGTCTAGACGGACTCCGTCCGGTGTGTATAATTACCCACGTGACGAGGACAAAACCAAACAACAAACCAAGGAACAGAACAATGTCAGAAGCAAAAGCAACCAAGATGGCCGACAAGATGAGCCGCGAAACTGGCAAGGCATGCAAGGTCATCCACATCGGAAACGGACGCTACACCGCAGTGATCGTAGGCAGCACACGACACCTGCAGAGTGTCGGACACAACTGAGACGACCGGGCAAGGAGGCCCCTCTTCGGAGGGGCTGTTTTTACATCAACACGATTTTGGAGAGATGCAATGCGACGCAAAGCATTAAACTGCGAAACACAAGAACAGGCTTACGAATTGGCACCGTGGGCCGCGATTGTTGTAAAGGTCGAAGGCGGGTGGATGGCCTTTGAGTCAATGTCTGATTATGAGACATGGTCAAAACAGTCTTAATCATTACACCAAAGCCCGGCCCTTCGGGGTCGGGCTTTCCGCCAGACCAGACAAACAGATAAACATATCCACTTTAGGAAACAAGCCATGGTTTACGAAGCAAAGAACGAAAAGCTGGGCGTGTCCGCCGTCGTCACTGAAGACGGTCCAGACAGCTACACTGTCAGCATGTGCCACGCTGCTGGCAACGTCCTGCCGTATCATCTCGGCGGGCTGCGACTGGAGCAGGCAAAGGCCCGTGCGGATCGCTGGGCAAGCCGCGGAGGGCCAATGCGATGAGCGACTCACACAACACGCTAGGCAAGCGTCTAGCCGACATCCGGCAGACGATGCAGGCGGAAGCCCTGCTCTGCAAAGGCACGACGTTTAAGGACTTGGCAGCGGCTTTAGGCGTCAGCGACAAGCAGGCCCGAAGAATCGTCGCCATGCTCCGGGATCTGGGCTGCGTGATCCCGGACAACTTTGAGCGGGGAACTCAAGAGGCGGTGCGCGTCAAGCTGACTGGCAATAGGCTTTTCAAGCGGCATGAGTAGACGGGGGCCGTACAGACACTATCTCCCACTAGGTTTGTGATATTTTATGATGCCAATCCACGAGGGTTGGCTTTTTGCGTTTTCACCCAGCCGCAAGCCGATCTGCCGTCATGCTCACGAGCCCCTGGGCGGATAGATCCAGCCGTCGAAACGAGCTGATGAGAGCCTCTTCTGTGCTCTGGGATTGCGTTCCGCCAAAGCAGGCTGGCAGGCGGACTCTGGGAGCTGCTGATTCGAGGACCATGAGCGGGTCCAAATAATGGCTCATGACACCGAGCCCCATTCCATGCACAATCGCTCCGGCCGTGGCGTTGGCTCGCGTCCATTCCTGCACTGAGCGTTGCCGCATCTGTTGCGGCATGATTCGCGAGACGCCTCCCAGTTCAGAAACTCGCTGGAGTTCGCCGCGCACGATTACCTGAGCGTGATCGTTGGACGCAATAAACGGCAGTTTTACCACCGGATTTAAAAATGGTCGCATCCAGCGAGCCAGCGGCCAGCAATGGTTTTTCCCGGTTTTGCTGGCTTGCCAGCGGATTGCGTCCCCTTCAAGGTCGATGCCCCTGATCTGCAATTCGATCGCATCATCCAGCCGAAGGCCTGTCCAGTACATCAGCACGACCAACTGGCACGACCACGGGGCAAGGAACGGCCAAGCCTTTTCAATGGAGTCGATCGGCGTTGGCTTTGGGGTCGGTTGTGGTTTCCGCACAAACTGATGCAGGCCGGTCACCCCGGCAGCTTTGCAGAGTGTCAGCACATCCTTGATTGTGCCGCGGATCGTCGAAACGGAATCGGTGGCCTTTGCGGCGTATCGCTCCAGCGTTTCCTGAGTGATCTGCGACGGCTCCAGATCACCGACCACCGCAGCAAATCGCTGAGCGGAATAAACGGGGACCGGTTTGATTCTGCGACGGGTGCAATAATCGCGAGCGGCTTGAATGAGAGACATGGTGTGGACTCCAGTGAGTGACTCCTTTCACTGGGAAACGTAGGCCAAATAACTTCGGGTAAATTTGTGTGTCGGGATGACTGTTTCGGTCAAGTAGGAATGCGGGGCTTCCCGCGTAAACATGAGCTAGCGTGACACTACCCATGGGGTAGCGTCGCGGTCCATTCAGGAGCTAGTGGGGTAACACCCATCCCGGTTCGACCCCGGGCTTGTGCAATGAAAAAAGAGTTTGAAGATTGACTTTGCCGTGAGGCGATGTCGCTGCCTGAATCACAAGTCTCGGCAGTTATCAGAATCTTCGGACTCTTTTTTCATAGACACTCACTTCCGCATGAGGTACTTTACGGAGCATGATCATGGCAACTCAACAACTATTCTCAGTTCAGCAGGCCGCGACGAAAATCGGCGTGACTGACAGTCGCATCCGTCAAATTTGCCGAGAGCACGAAATCGGCGTTTTACTTGGGAGAGATCGCGTTTTGACGACAGACGATATTCGACGAATCGAAAATCTTCCCGATCGCAGAAAAAAAGAGTCTGCCTGACATTGACAAACTACCGCACGCGGAAGAATATGCCGATCAGTTGATTGAGCCTGATAACTCAATTAGTTGGTTTTGTTTTGAGACTTGTCACGCAGCCTGAGCTTCAGGCGACAACTCGACATCGTCGAGCGTGATGCAACGGAGTGCGGGGCCGCAAATGCGGAGCCGCACGGAGGTGTGCATTTATGGACGCAGAGATTCTGCGCGTCCCGCTTTCGCGAGGACTGTTTGCCACAATTGACGTGGCTGATGAGTGGGTGACTCGGCACAGATGGTTTGCGTTTAAGGATGGTCACACGTCCTACGCAGCGACCAACGTTGGCATTGGCAAGGCAAAGAGGCCTGCTCTGATGCACAGGATGCTGCTTGGGTTTCCAGAATCATTTGTTGATCATCGCGACGGAGACGGGCTCAACAATCGTCGTGAAAACATCCGGCTGGCAACTCGGTCACAAAACCAGTTTAACCGCCGCAAGACTGAGGGAATGACATCTTGCTTTAAGGGAGTTAACCGTAAATCGAACGGCAAATTTCAAGCGTCGATTTCGCTGGGGAACAATGCTAAGCGATGGTCCCGCGTCTTTACTTCCGAAGAAACGGCCGCCCGAGCCTATGACGTCAAGGCCGCTGAATGGTTTGGGGAGTTTGCTCGCCTAAACTTCCCCGATGAACTCGAAGCTTCTCGGGAAATTGTTGCACATGCCTTGATTCATGACCGCTACACCGCATTGACGGAAGAGAGCGTTCGAACGATTCGCCGCATGAAAGCAGAAGGCCGATTCGCCTCCCAGATTGCAGCCGCGATTGGAGCAAATCAGAAGACTGTTGAGTCAGTGATTCAAGGCCACTCATGGAAGCACGTCGCCGACGAGGTGACAGCATGAGCAACCAACCAATCGACGAATCCGGCCCCGCATTCCCGCGCATGCTCCCCGGTGGCAACTACTGCACTCCGGGCATGAGCCTTCGCGACTGCTTTGCAGGCCAGGCACTTGCGGGATTTTTCACGACAGATAACCGCATGCCTGACGAGACAATCGCTCGTCAGTGCTACGGGGCGGCAGACGCACTGATTGCTTTCCGTGATCAGCAGCCAGACACCACAACCGCTCAGCACATCGCCCTCGGAATCGGGGGTGGCAAATGAGCAACCACACTCCACAACTTCCCCTCTCACTTGACAGTGACGGCGACATTCTTGACGCCGAAGGGCACTTGCTCGCTGTCATTGCAGTAGACGGCAAGTCACTGACAAACGTCTTTCTGGCTGCACCTGACCTGCTTGAGTTTGCTCAGCAAGTCGCACAGGTCGCCAAGAACCACGGCAATTTGTTTATTCAGGCATGGGCGGAAAGCGTCTGTCAAAAGGCTGGCTTTCCTGTGGTGCTAAAAGATGAACCCGATTTTGTGGCGGGGGGTGCCAAGTGATCCAGAAAACCCTCTCCTTCGACACCCCCGCAAAAATCTCCCGCAAGTCTGACAAGCTCACCAGCCAAAAGTCAGCGGCTGAAACGGAACCAAAGCTCGGCCGGTATCAAGAACTGTTCGTGCGGTCTCTGCGATTTCTGAAAGAGGCAACAGCCAACGAAGTCGCAGTAGACGCTGTGCTGCTCGGTGGCGGTGCAAACGAATCCTATCGCAAGCGAGCCCTGGAGCTTGTCCGCGCTGGCCGGATTGTTGAGTGCGGTGAACGCAAATGCCAAGTCACAGGGAAGACAGCAACCACCTACAAGTTGAAGGAGCAACCATGATTGTTAGAGAACATCTCGACATCGGTTCAGAAGAGGCCAATGGCAGAACAATTGAGCAGGTTTACACACGCGACTCTTTTGTCCTGATCCTGCTTTCTGGCGATGCGTACGCCACGATCGATGCCGATGCGGAAGAGGACGAGGCCTACATAAACACGCATGAAGGCTATCAGGTCAAGTGGCTGATCTACAACGGTTTTGATTTGGGGTTTATCCGCAACCATCGCTTGATGGATGAAAGCAGAATTAAGCTGTTTGAGGAGCAGGAAAAGAAAGCCGAAGAGCGTGAGCGTGAAGGGGAACGAGCGGAATACGAACGGCTAAAGGCCATCTACGAACGGAGTCCACAATGATCCAAATTCTCTTCTGCGTCCTCGCCGGAATCCTCTGTGCCAGCATCTGCATTGAAGCACACGAAACGAAAGCCGAACGGCGGAAGCGTCGCGAGTCGCAACGCTGGGTGCGGGGGCGATGGCCGAGAGTTTATTGAGTGCAGCGTTGAGACGCGGCGTGGACAGTGACACGCTGATGACCCTAAGACTGGCGTTGATTGTGTTTTTCCTGACAGGTCTCAGGACGTAGCAATTAGCAGAGGGGTGTATGCCATGACTTGTCTGGCTGGAACCAGTTAAGCAGGTGCAATTCCTGCCGTCTCAATTACCCGGTGAGCCAAGGGGACGCCGGATGTTTTATCCACCTCCCAGGCATAAAGGGCATGAAGCTCTTTGGGAATCCGCGAGAGTGTCCAGTGGATCGAGTCGGTTCGCTCCCGGCTCGGTGGTCTTAGAGGTCTAGGCGTGAAAGCCTAGTTAAATGCTCATGGATAGAGCGGCCTCTTTTTTTTTGTTACCTGTCACGGAGGTGCCCGATGGGCATACTAGTCCTGTCCCGAAAAAAGGATGAAGTTGTTCAAATCACAGTGCCACCTAGTGCGGTCGCGCAGGTGATTAAGGTGATGGTCGTGGATGTTAGGCCAGAAAAAGCCCGCATCGGTTTTGAGGCTGACAGGTCGGTGATTATCCACCGCGAAGAGATCCAGCGAATTGTTGAGCAGGAACGCCGCCCGGTTGGTGTTGTTCGCATTGGCCAGCCATTGCCGGGGGAGCAGTCGTGATCCGACGTTCGAAGTACGGAGCAAAGAAAACCGTCGTTGACGGAATCACGTTTGACTCCATGGCAGAGGCCGCACGCTATGGCGCGTTGAAGATCATTCAGGCGGCTGGACTGATTAAAGACCTGCGTTTGCAGGTGCCTTATGTGATCACCGTGAACGGAAAAAAGATCTGCCGATACGTTGCGGACTTCGTTTACATCGAAAACGGCAAAGAGGTTGTTGAAGACGTCAAGGGCATGAAAACGCCTGTTTACAACCTGAAGAAAAAATTGATGGAAGCAGTGTTTGGAGTGGTGATTTTGGAAACTGGTTTGAAGAAGAAGGGTAAGAAGAGATGAAGATTCTGAGCGGAAAAACAAAGGCCCCCCGCAAGTGCATGCTTTACGGCACGCACGGCATTGGGAAAAGCACATGGGCTTCACAGGCCCCTGGGGCTGTGATCCTGAATTTGGAAGACGGTCTGAACAACATCGACTGCCAGCGAACGCAGCATCTGACGTCGTTCGGCGCTGTGATGGAAGCTTTGCTTTGGCTGGGCACACAGAAGCATGATTTTTTCACGGTCGTGATTGACTCGATGGACTGGCTGGAATCGCTGATTCATCACGAGGTGGCGACAGCGGCCGGAAAGGACTCAATCGCAGACATTGGATATGGGGCCGGATACAAGCAGGCCCTGCGGTATTGGGACAAGGTCATGGTGGCTCTGGAGCATTGCCGAAGCGAGCGTGACATGGCAATCGTGTTGCTGGCCCATGCAGCCGTCAAGAGATTCGAGAGCCCTGATCAAGATTCATATGACCGATATCAGCCCGCTCTGCATGACGCGGCCAGCGCGATGTGGCAGGAATGGTCGGATGAAGTTTTGTTCGCCTCCTACCGCGTTTTTGTCCGCAAGGAAGATCAGGGATTCAACAAAGAGCGAGCCATCGGAGTCGGCGGTTCTGAGCGATACGTTCGCACGCAGGAGACTGCAGCCGTGCGAGCCAAGAACCGCTTGGCGATGCCTGACGAGATTGAATTTAGCTGGGCGGCTTATCAGAGCTTTTGGCCTAAGTGATCAGTGGTGTGTTGTCGGTGTTTGAGTGGTTTGTTTTTTCTTTGGAGAAGTGGGTTATGGCAAGTTTGAGTGATCTTGGATTGAAGGACGTCAAAGCTGATGCAGGCTTTGAAGTCATCCCTGCTGGCGAGTATCCGGCGATTGTGGCAAAGTCGGAAATGAAGCCGACGAAGGACGGCACAGGTCAGCGGTTGAACCTGACTCTGCAAATCCTGAGCGGTCAGTATCAGAACCGCATTGTGTTTGACGGGCTGAATGTGAAGAACAGGTCAGCGCAGGCTGAGCAGATCGGACGCAGCCAACTGAAAGCGTTGTGCGTCGCTGTCAATGTCCCTGATCCGAAGGCGTCAGAAGAACTGCACGGCAAACCATTTACCCTAAAGGTAAAGATCGGCAAGGATCAGAACGGCAACCCTCGGAACGAAGTCGCTGGCTACAAGGCCCGACTGCAGCAAACACCACCAGCCGCGCAGCCGTCGCTTGTCGAACAGGCGTTTGAGGACACAGCAACAGCCCCAGTCAAGAAGCCTTGGTAATGGGGTTCATCACTGAGGTCGATCAGTGGGTGGAAAGGTGTGTCAGCGATCCGCAATGGGTCGCTGACTGCCTTCACCGGCTTTACCGCTTTGGTGGTCAGCATCCGGAAAGCACAGTCTGCAGACACTCGCTGGAGGTTTGGTGGATTTGCTCGGAGTGCTCACCAGCGGAGCAACTGTGGGCGTTGGTTCATGACGCTCATGAAATCCTTAGTGGCGAAATCACTCGGGAATGGAAAGCAGATGAAACGAAGGCAAAGCAGTCCGATGCAGACGCGGCTTTGCGGTCTGCACTGGGTATCAGTGGCGTGGATCTTCTGAAGGTCCATTGTGCTGACATCAAGCATGGGGCGATTGAGTGGGAAGCGTTGAGTCAGTTTAGCGCGGGCAAAATCACACGCCGTCAGCTTGACGGCATTTATCGCGATTGCTGGCACGCAGCAACGCACGAATGGGTGCATCTTTTTGAAGACTTGAGAGGGAAGCTATGAACGTGATTGAATCACAACCGCAGTCGCTGACAGAGCAGGCTGTGGACGCGCTGAAGGCTTTCGAGCCGATGGTGGATCAGATTTTGAGCTACGCAGATTTCACGGTCGCGGAGGACGGTATCGGGCGAGTCGAAGAGGCTCACAAAGCGGTCAAGCGGTTGCGAATTGAGCTCGACAAGAAACGCAAGGAACTGAACGAAGGAGCTTTGCAGTACCAGCGAACAGTGAACGCGACGGCGAAGTCCTTGACGGAACGAATCAGCAAAGTTGAGTCTCGACTGGAAGCTGAGCGAGAAACCTTTGAAGAAGCCAAACGCAAAGAGAAGGCGGCGAAGGAAGCCGAAAAGGCCGCTGTCCTCAATGAGCGTGTGGCACGACTGAGCGGGGCTGGCGTTGTCGTCACAGACTTGGCGGCTGTTGGTGCAATGGATGCGACTGACTTCGAGTTCTTTTTTGCAAAAGAAAGCCGCATTGCTGCCCAAGCAAAGGCCGAAGCCGAACGACTTGAAGCCCTGCGACTGGAGGAAAACGCACGCCAAGCTGAAGAACTCCGGATCCGTCAGGAGGAGCTTAAAGCGGAACAGGATCGACTGACCGCTGAGCGGGCTGCTGAAGCCGCAAAGCTCCGGGCCGAACGCGAAGCAATGGAATCCGAACGCGCTGAGATGCGACGTCAGCAGGAAGAAATCGCCAAGCATCAGGCCGAACTGCGGGCGAAGGCAGAAGCAGAAGCGGCTGAGAAAAGGCGGCTGGAAAAGGAAGCAGAGGAAGCACGGAAGGCCGCTTTAGTTGCTCCGGAGTTGGAGAAACTGGAAGCGGTGTTGAATGCGATTCGCGATGCGGCTGGAAAAGCCGTTGTTGATTGTGGTGATCCCGCCTGGTGTGTGCAGTTGGATGAGCAACTTACAGGCTTGGCAATGAATATGCGTCACATCGTTCGGGATTCAATCTAATGCTCACGCCTCGCTGGTATCAATCCGGAGCGAACACAGCCGTCTGGCGCTACTTGGGAGACGAACAGGGAAACCCCCTGATCGTCCTTCCGACCGGTGCTGGAAAGTCGCTGGTGATTGCCCTCCTGATTCAACAGGCCCGGGCGTTTGGTGGTCGCGTGATTGTTCTTCAGCATCGCAAAGAACTGATCGAACAGAACGCGGCTGAACTTCGGGAACTGATGCCAGAGATTAGCGTGGGAATCTATTCGGCCGGCCTGAACTCCCGCCAGACATCGCACGACGTGCTGATGGCGGGTATTCAGTCGATCTACAAAAAGGCCAGCGAGATCGGCGAGAGGCATCTGGTCATCATCGACGAAGCGCATTTAGTGAGTCAAGACGATGAAACCATGTATGGTCAGTTCATCAACGAACTGAAGTCGTTGAATCCTCGCTGTCGTGTTGTCGGCCTCACGGCGACTCCATTCCGTACAGGCGAAGGCCCGCTGTGCGGACGAACAAAACTCTTTCAGCGGATTGTCTTTGAAGCCTCCACGGGTGATCTAATTGAGCAGGGGTTTCTTTGCCCGATCACCAACAAAGCGGCCGACGCAGAAGTTGACACGGAAGGCATCAAGACCCGCGGCGGGGAGTTCATTGAGTCGGACATGCAGGCGGTTTTCAGCGGTGCCGACAACGTGTTGATGGCATGCCGTGAAACCTACCTGCGATGTCATGATCGAAAGTCAATTTTGATTTTCGCATCTGGAGTAAAACACGCTGAAGAAATTGCAGAAAAAATTGCATGGGAATCAGGCGAGCGTGTTGGCCTTGTCACTGGCGAGACGCTGCCAATCGAGCGCAGTGGCATCTTGGCAAGTTTCAAAAATCAGGAACTTCGATGGTTGGTGAACTGCGACGTTCTGACGACAGGCTTTAACGCCAAGTCGGTCGACGCAATCGCAATCATGCGAGCAACGATGTCCCCTGGGCTGTTCGCTCAGATCGTCGGGCGTGGTCTGCGACTTCACCCGTCGAAAACAAACTGCCTGATTCTGGATTTTGGCGAGAACATCAAACGGCATGGCAGCATCGACGACAGGAATTTTGGCCGCGCGTCGGAAGAAAAACGCGGGCAAGCTGCGAGAGCGGCGGCGCTGAACGGACGCGGAAAACCGTGCCCTGCCTGCGGTCTGGATGTTGCATCGAACGCTCGGGAATGCGAATGCGGTTTTGTCTTTCCTGTCAATCATCAGGGAACTGCGGACGGCTCGTCACAACTGACAGGCCAAACGCCTCCGGAAGTTTGGACTGTCGTCAGTGCGTCTTGGCGCAAACACACCAAGCGGCATGATCCCGACGCACCACCGACGCTTCGAGTCGACTACGAATGCAGGCCTGTTGACTCGGAAGGCGGATTGCTCACGACAAAGGTCAGCGAGTGGGTTTGTTTTGAACATGAAGGCTTCGCGCACATGAAGGCTTTCGGGTGGTGGCAGAACCGATCCGCGGCCCCGATGCCTGGGACTGTGGCCGAAGCCATCAGCCTATTGAACCGTGGCGCTGGCCGGATGTCGGCACAAATCACGACTATCAAAAAAGACAAGTACACCCAGATCCAGTCGTGTGAATTTGTGGACGAGATCCCGACGGAGTGGGCGGAAGAAATCGAGGAAGAATCGTTCGGTGAATTTTCAGGCATCGGAGATGACATACCGTTCTAAGGAGTGAATTGTGGCTGAATGTTTTGAGCTGATGGAACGCCTTCAACTCTGTGCAGAGTACGCCGACATCACCGGTCGTGAACTTCCGGAACAGATTCGGAATTTGCCATTGAATCGACTTCGCGGAGCCATTGAGCAGGCCCGAAGCGGAGTTGTGTTTGGCGAGCCAAAGCCATCCAAAGAAGAAGACACCAGTTCGCTGATGGACTGGGACCGACAAGACGAAAAAAACGGGAACGCATACTCATGAGCACGAAAAGATACATCGACCCGGGTGACAGGATTGGAAACATCGTCATTGTAAAAACGTGGTACGAGAGCGATGAGAAGTTCGCTAGGTGCCAATGCGATTGTGGAAAGGTCTACGACAGACCAACCATGAACCTGAGACGTGCCCGGGGTAAAACGCCGGTCAACTGTGGGTGTCTTTTCAAGACTCTCAATCGCGAAAAGCTGGCAGAAGCTAGGGAAAAGCGGGATATGAAAAAACTCGCTGAAAGTGGTCGAACACTACGCAAGCGATCGGTGGCTGAACTAACCCCATGGGAAATCGCCGAACGCTGTGCAGAGATTCACGAAGAGGCTGGGCGACAGTTACCAGAGCGATTGACGGCGATGCTGATTGAGTTCCGAAAGGGGAATTATTGTTTTTCATCCACTGAGGCGTCGAGTCATATAACCTAAGCTGTACTAAACATTGTCGGTTGTGTAGAAGACTCCCGACATAATAAAACAAGGCCCATGGCCTCAGCCCCGTTGTGTGATGCTTCTACCATCCGCAGCGGGGTTTTTTATTGGAGTGAGCAATGACGTTTAAGTACACAGTTAAAGCACATCCAACTATGTACAACGGTGTGCAATATAGGTCACGCCTTGAAGCCCGATGGGCTGCGTTCTTTGATCTCATCAAATGGCGGCACGAGTACGAGCCGATTGATCTGCCGGGATGGTCGCCAGATTTTCGGGTGGTGTTTCCGTGCGGTCACAGTGAGTGCGCAAAGACAGACGGCAAGCGGGATGGAAGCCACACGCTACTAGTTGAGGTGAAGCCTTACTTTCGACTTGAGCAGTTTAAGGATCACGCATCTTGCCAGTACATCGGCGATGGCCTTGGAGAAAAATGGTCTCCAGATCTTTGTTGCTCTGCGGCGCAGTTTGGAGCCAACCCTGAAGTTACTTGGTGGGATATGTCTCACGGGTCAGGTGGTGGCGAGGAATGCCTGTTGAACTGGATTCCTTCCGGCTATTCGCGCCTGTGGTCCCAGGCTGGAAACGCGGTCCAGTGGAAGCCTAAGAAAAAGACGAAGCAGGATCTTCTTAACGATCAGATCATCAAGGGAATGAAGAAGAATGTCTGACGCGCTGCGACTCGCTGAACTCGGTTGGCATCTTTGTCCAATGGAAGCCGGGACCAAAAACCCCGGCTCTATTTTAGGCAAGGACTGGCCAGCAAAATGTACCAACAGCCCTGAAGTGATTGCACAGTGGCCTGTGGGCTGCAATGTTGGGGTTTTGTTGGGGAGTCGCAGCGGCCTGATCGATCTTGAATTTGACAGCGATCAAGGCGAAATGCTGGTTGAGTCGTGGATGGAAGATTGCGGTCATCCGAAAACGCCAACATATCGTAGCGCTAAGTCAGTCCACAGGCTGTTCCAATGGGATGAAAAGTTCTCTCTGGAAGGTGCCAAGTTTGGATTTATGGGTGTTGAGTTTCGCTTCGGGTGCAATACCGCACAGAGCGTGATTCCGCCATCAATCCATGAAAGCGGTGTTCAGTATGAATGGATCATTTCGCCGTTTGATTGCGAAGTGGCTCCGCTCCCGGAGCTGATTTACAAGCAGTTCCTGAACATGCGGGCGACAAGCGAAAAGAAGACAGCAAAGGCGGTTGTTGTCGATCCTCGCTATACCTCTGGTGATTCGCTGTTGACGAAGGCCCGGAACTTCATCGAGCAGTCTTACACATGGGAAGCGATTCTGTCTGGAGATGGCTGGAAGTTTGCCAGAAATCGGGGAGAGGCTCAGGACTGGTATCGGGCAGGAAAAACAAAAGGCAGCATCAGCGGAACAGTTAACTTTGGCGGATCCAAAACTCTGCGGATTTTTTCCACGTCCTGCGATCCGCTCAAGGCTGAAAGCTCATACGACAAATTTGCTTACCTTTGTTGCACTCGATTCAATGACGATCCCGTCAAAGCGGCTTTTGGTTTGGTCCCTGAAGACGTGCTGGGACGAAAGCAACCAGTCGCGGTCGATCTGTCAAAGATGTTGGCCGGTGATGTTGAGCCACCTGATACTGCCGAGTTCATGGAAGCCATGATTCCACAGGAAGGATTGATCCGCGGCGTTTACGAGTTCTATCGCACGGTTTCCCAGTTCCCTTCCTCGGTCATGGGCATGGCAACGGCACTGAGTTTTTGCGGCACGATCTTTGGCCGGAGAATTCGCAGCCAGACTGATCTGAGAACCAATGATTACAACGTGGTAATGGCTCCGACAGGATCAGGCAAGGAAGCCTGCGAAACAACGATCCTGAAATTGATTGCTGCGACTGGTTACGATTTGACACATCCTCCTGACGTTCAGAGTGGGAATGGATTGCTGGCAACCGTTGCGGAAAAGCCTTGTGGAATTTGGGTTTGCGATGAGTTCGGCAAAACGCTTGAAGCCATGCTGGACAAGCGAGCAAACGCCTATTTGAAGCAAATTGGAACTCACCTCCTGAAGATGTACGGAAAGGCAGGAACAACTTACGGAGGAGCCGCACACAGCGCCGGGGCAAAAAACAAAATCATTCAGCCGCACTTGTGCCTGTTGGGACTGACGACGCCAAAGGTGTTTTCGTCAATCACGGCCGATCAGGTTGATGATGGTTTGTTCGGTCGGTTGGCGTTCTTTGTCTGCCAAGACCGGCCGAAGATGGTTATCAGTGAGCAGCAGCCGCCAAGCGACTGGCTTGTGGGTCAGGTCCGAAAATGGATCGAATGGGCTCCGACAACACAGGGACTCATGGGTGACACTCCATCACCTGAGACGCTGGCAATGACTCCCGAAGCGTTTACTCGCTGGCAGACGCATAGCGACAAGATTCGCGAACGAATGGATTCGGAAGGAGAACTAAGGGCTGGGGTCTGGTGCCGAGTCGCAGCCAGAACAATGAAGCTCGCAATGATTCACCGAGCCGCAAGATTGCGAGACGACCCAGGAACAACCGAATGGGCATTGATTCACATCGAGAATCAGGACATTGAATGGGCTGTGGTGATGTCAAATTTTCTCGCCCGGACTTCCTGCAATCTTCTTCTAGATGGTGTGGCTGATATGCAGCAGCATCAGGCACAGGAACGAATTCTGGCGGCGCTTAGGGTTCGCGAGGAAATCACAGAGCGAGAGATTGCCAGAAGCCATCAAAAGATTACGACAGCTCAATTTGCAGCGGCTGCGAAGTCATTGCAGGAGTCTGGAATGATCGTTGTAGAGTTCATCAAGCCAGCAAAAGGAGGCCGCGCAAAAGTAGTGTACAAGAGGCCGGAAACCATCGCGTGACAATCGAGTGACGAACGAAAGCTGGAAGCATCTTTCAGCGAGAAAAACTGATCGCATGAATACCAAGTTGCTGTTTTTGATCAACCAAGGCTGTTTTCTGAAGTCGATTGTCACGCCAATCGAGTCGATTGTCACTGACAATCGACCTGGGGCAATGGGAGGAATAGGCAAGATGATTTTGTGAAAAACATTGGGGAAATACTAATAACTATATATCTCTCTTAGTGATTACTCTCTCTTTTATCGATTGTCACTTGTTTGGCGATGTTTGTTCCTTCCTCTGGTCTGGCTCTTTTAACGAATCAGTGACAATCGACTCAAAGACTACTGAACAACCTTGACTGCCCACCATTCGACAAAACGTATACAATAACGCATTGACTATCCGTCAATCCCCGTTATAAAACGTATGCAGAAAGTCGACAAATGGCCAAAGGCAGACCGAAAAAGAAAAAGGCGGAAGTTCTTGTGGTACTCACCGTGCGAGTTCCGCAGGACGTAAAAAAGATTGCGGTGAAATGGGGTAAGGACAAGGGCAAGCGGATCGCAGCGGCGATCAGGGCTGAGCGTGAGAAGGACAGGTAGAGGAATTCCGTTCCGCTGCTTTCAAAAACATTGGGGAAATGCAAATGACGACAGTTCTAAACTATGGCGGCGGGCGGCAAACCGTAGCAATCTGCGTCCTGGTCGCTCGGGGCATTCTTCCGCGTCCAGACGTGATCGTGATGGCGGATACAAGCCGGGAAAACCCGTCAACTTGGGAATATTTAGAACAGCACGTCAAGCCGTTTTTGGCACAACACGGGCTCACTGTGGAGGTTGCATCGCATTCGCTGGCGACAGTGGACCTGTACGACAATCACGGGTTGACTCTGATGCCTGTTTATACACCGACTGGAAAGACACGGGCTTATTGCAGCAACGAATGGAAGCGTCGGGTTGTGGATCGTTATCTGCGGAGCAAGGAAATCAAAAGCGGCACGCGGTGGATTGGTTTCGCATTCGATGAGCGGCGGCGATGGGCGGGAATGCACGGGAACACAGAGGGCAAATGGACAACGATTTGCCCTCTTGTGGATCTGATGATCAACACGGCCACATGTCTGAAAATCATCGAGTCGGCCGGATTGCCTCAGCCGCATCACTCAGCCTGTTGGATGTGCCCACACAAGCGAAATGCGGAATGGCGGCACATTCGCGACAATTATCCGGAGCATTGGCAAAAAGCGATTGCAATGGATGTGGACGTGCGGGAAAGCGATGAGCAGAACGCTGTCTTCCTGCATCACGATCGTGTTCCGCTGAGCGAGGCGAACATTGATGTGGATGAGTCGGAAGGCAAGATTCAGCAGTGTACGCTCGGTGTTTGCTTCGTCTGACGAGGCAGAGGATCGTGGTTCCTCTGCTGAACTTGTAAGGCGTTCTTACAAGTTGAAAACGCGGGTGTTTTGTGGCGGAAATGATTCCGCTGCTTGTTTGAAAGGTAAGTTCTGAAATGGCTGTTTCATTGCGTGATCGTCAGCGTGTCTCTGAACTGGTCAAGAGTGAGTTTGCATCGCGGTACAACGCTGCGACGCGCGAGCCGAGCGAGTTGGATGTGCAGAAAGCCGAAGAAAGCCTCACGAAGTCTCTCAAGCTGTCTGGGATGATCGTGCAACTTGATGCGGCCGAAAAGAAAGCTGCTGAGCTTCGGAAGAAACTGGCTGAAACTGTCCGCAAAGCAAAGCCAGCAGACTTGGCAGTGGAAGGAAGTTACAAGCGAAACCGCTGGGACAACTGCGAATGCTCTGGTGACTTCCGCGAGATGCTGAAAGAGATTGCAAAGCACAACGCGACGAAGGAAGTCAGGGCCGGGCAGAATCGCTTTACTGTGTCTCAGCAGGAACGGAAGTTGCTGGCAAAGATTGAGGTTGCCGGATCGACTGAAGACTTGGCGGCGATTCTCAAGGCGGCTGGTCTGGTCTGAAAGGCAGCGAACGTGGTGTCCGCTGCCCCTATGAAATTAAGAAAACATTGGAGATTTGAAATGCGAATGCCAGCGGCCATTAACGAAGAAACGCTGCAGGATGAAGTGCAGTCGATGATTGCAGATGCGAGAGCACTTCCGGCAGATGGAATCGTTTATGAGCACGGCGATGTACGAATGAAGCACGAGCCACGAACGCGAATGCTGTTGGAGCGAGTCTTCGTGCAGCGATACGGGAAACTGTGGCGGTCGAGCTTCGACGGCAAGAAATGGCGGTCAATCGACGAGGTTGGCGGATCGATCTGAACAGGCAGCGGTCGACGCTTCCGCTGCTTGTGTGAAAGTTGAAAACATTGGGGATGCTGATGAGCAAGTCATGGCAAATCAAATTCAATCGGCACCAAATTTGCGCAGTAACAAAAGTGAGTGGAGAGACGGTCAAAGTCCGAATCGAAGACGTGCGGGTAAATCGTCGCGGTGAAGTGCTCTACGGTGTGCATGAAATTGTTGCCGGTATTGATTACCCAGTGTGTGAAACGAGCCTTAAAGAGTGGAAAAAAGAAGCAGCACTATGAATCGTTTGCGGTCGGCATTTAGGACCAATTCGACGCAGTGTGTGACTGTGTTGATGCTGTCTGCGGTAAACGGACTTGCTGCGATTGGGTCGGATTGGACGCTTGCAATTGGTGCTGTTTTGTTTTGGCCGCTGGTTGCATTCATTGGAAATCTGATTCACCCAATTCCAAAAGACGTGTGACACAAACAGGACAAGCATCGGAGCACACTCAGTCGAGAGGGCGACATGACATTAAGAGCACGGATTATTAGCGCCGCGAGACGGAAAGATGCGGACATCGGCGACGATGCGATGATTACCGCATCGGAGCATGGGTGGTTGGTTGCTGGGTCAGTTTTTGTCCGAAAAACGGACCTCGCTTAACAAGCAGAGGATTGGCACTCCGGTGCCTTTGGAGATTGATATGTCTGTAAGTGATTTGCGGCTGGAACCAAAAGAATTGCGTGCTCTCGGTTTCGAGCACGACTTCCAGCCGAATGTCTGGCATCGTGGGCATGTGTCGTACTATGCGAATTACGGTACATGGTGGCGTGACGGCTGGCAGTTTCACCCGCAGACCGTGGCTGATTTGCGGTGTGACAAGGCAATTGATTAAGGTAGCGGAGCACACTTCCTCTACCT